ATCCGGGCAAGATATTCCGTAGGCAGGGTGGCGCACCGGGACAGGCTATCTTTGGTACTAAGTTCCCTAATGTGTCACAAGAAAACATGATGTTGTTTGATAAGGCACGTGTACTGGCAGATGAAAGCACAGGCTTCCCATCGTTTGCTCATGGGCAGACTGGTGTATCAGGCGTAGGCCGTACAGCTTCTGGTATCTCTATGCTTATGGGTGCAGCACAAGGCAGCACTAAAACCGTTATTAAAAATGTAGATGACTATCTTCTGCGTCCACTAGGCGAAGGACTGTTTCGTTTTAATATGCAGTTTGACTTTGACCCTGAGATTAAGGGTGACTTAGAAGTTAAGGCACGTGGAACAGAAAGCCTAATGGCTACAGAGGTACGTAGTCAAAGATTGATGCAATTCTTGCAGGTAGCAAGTAGCCCAGCGTTAGCACCGTTTGCGAAGTTCCAGTATATCATTCGTGAGATAGCTAACTCAATGGGACTAGACCCCGACAAAGTAACCAACAATATGGATGAGGCCGCACTGCAAGCTGAGATTATGAAACAGTTTCAAGCACCAGCACCGGGACCAGAAGGCGCAGCACCAGCAGGTGTAAACCCAATGGACCCAACAGGTGCAGGTGGTGGCAATATAGGTATGGGACAGGCTCCTGTACCGGGTGAACAGGGATTTAGTGGTAATGGACAACAACAGGGAACTCCTCAACAAGCTGAAGCCGCTGGTGGGCAACAACCGCCAATGGGACCACTTCAGTAAGTATTTGGATAGCATGATAGCACAACATCATAAGGTGCTAGAACAATCTGAGAATATAGTAACGGTACACAAAGCACAGGGTGCTATAGATGTACTACGAAAGATTAAACGATTACGTGAGGACGTAGCTAACGCTGAAGGGTAATACTATGAACGAAATGTCAAAACAAATGGAAATGTTCGATGATGGTGGTCTTATGGATGAGGGCGGCACTGTTGACCCTGTATCTGGTAATGATGTACCACCGGGTTCGACACAAGAAGAAGTTCGTGATGACATTCCTGCGCAACTAAGTGAGGGTGAATTTGTTTTTCCCGCAGACGTAGTTCGTTACTTTGGCTTAGAAAAACTTATGGAAATGCGTCAAGAAGCTAAAATGGGCTTACAACGTATGGAAGATATGGGTCAAATGGGTAATAGTGAAGAAGCTATTATGCCAGATAATCTTCCTTTTGATATTGATGACATTGATATGGAAGATGACGGTGAGCCACAAGAGTTTAACTTAGGTGGTGTAGTACAACAACCGGGAACTGGTATAGCTGGATATACTCCACCGCCAAGCCCAACTACAGGCTATACACCTCCACCTGTAGGCGTAGCTGTTGCTCCTGTTGTTCCGGGTTCTCAACCACAGGTAGCTTTCACTCCTACTACTGCCGCTACTAATATACCTACCTTTGGTCAGTTTGTAGGTACGGGCGGCGGTAAGTATGACGAACTTGTGACATACGTTAATGATGCAGGTCAGACAATGCAGATACCCCATATAAATGGTAAGCCTATTTATCCTGTACCTGAAGGATTTAAGAGACAGGAAAAGCCTACGGATACTGCGCCCGAAAGTCCGTTAGTAGAAAAAACTACACAACAACCTCAAGGTGATGGTGGTGGTGGAGATGACGCAAGCGGGATAAGCACAGGTACGGGTACAGCTAAAGTTGGTTCTATTTCAGAAGCATTAAAAAGTTTAGGAAATTTATTTGGTAAAGACGATACTCCTAAAGGAAGAAGCGTAGGAGATATTTTTAAATCAGCGGCAGAAACAAATAATTTTTATGGCGGTAGTAAGGCATTTGGTTTTAGTAATGAAGAACTTAGAGGCGCAACTGCACAGCAAGGTTTTGCGCAGTTAGGTAATATAGGACTAGGCGGCATTGTATCTTCTATAAGTAAAGAATTAGGAGTTACTGATTTTAGTTTAAAAGATGTTGGTGTAGCTGGTTTTACAGGAATGAATGATGCATTAAATTCTATCGGTCTTGTTAATAGAGGACAATTAATGAATAACGCTCAAGCTACTTTAGTAGGTAATACTATGGCAGCAGCACATGCAGCAGCATATAAAGGACAAGACCCGGCTGCTGCAATTAAAGAAGTGCTTAATTCAAAAGAAGCTATTGCTGTTCAAGATGCTGCATATAATAGTATTAAAAATGGTTGGCAAGAAAAATCCGGGTTTAAAGGAAATCTTACCGATGGTGCTTTTGCAAAAGAAATGCGAAGCACTGTAGCAAGGGCAAATGCAGTATTAGAAGACCTTGAAACAGGTTCAATTACAGCACCAAGTGGAAAAACTGTAGGTACTAAAGTAATGAGTAGGGATATGAAAACTGGAAAGTTTACAAAGCCTACTAACGCATACACTAAAGAAGGTATAGCATTAAAAAATGCTCAGACAGCTAAAGCACAACAAGCACAAGTTTTAGCCGATAGAGCAGACGCAAAAGCAGCAAGAGATGCAAGAAATGCGCAAGCACGTGCTTCTGCACAAGCTAGAGCAGATGCTGCTGCAAAAGAAGCTGCAACAGCGGGTCCCGGTAACAGCACGCCCGGTGATTATGATTCTTACGGTGCTACAGATGATGATATGGGTGATGTAGGTCAAGGTGATGGTGGTTTTAGTAGTGGAGAAGATACTACATCTGCTGCAAGCGATAACTATGACAGTGATGGCTGGGGTGACTTTAACAAAGGTGGTTTAATCTCACAGATGAAGCGTAGTGGATTAGCTTCTAAAAAATAATTCACAATCAGTTGGCTACTCACTCCCCACACCCGACAGTGTGGCTACAGCGGCCCCAACAAAGGAATAGATAATGAACGATACACTATTAGCAGAAGACATGAAGACTACGCCTAAAGTGGCATTTATGAATAAACCATACACTCAAGAAGAACGCACTAAGCGTGACGAAGAAGAACTAGAACAACTCAAGAAAGAACACGCAGGTGAAGTAGAAGAGGCAGAGGCAGAAGAAGCTGAACCTACTAGCGCAGAAGAAAAGACATTTAAGAAGCGTTACTCTGACCTACGCCGACACCAGCAAAAACAAGCTGAAGAGTTTAAGGCTGAACTAGCGGCAATGAAGAGCCAGCTAGAAAAAGCTACCAAGAAAGAAATGAAACTGCCTAAGTCTGACGAAGACATTGAGCAGTGGGCAGCAGACTACCCTGATGTAGCAGCTATCGTAGAAACAATTGCCATGAAGAAAGCAGCAGAGCAATCTACTGCACTAGAAGAACGCATGAAGGCAATTGATGAAATGCAAACTTCTGCTACTAAAGAGAAAGCTGAAGCAGCATTGATGCAGATGCATCCTGACTTTGATGAGATTAGAGACAGTGATGAGTTCCACAATTGGGCAGAAGAACAGCCTAAGTGGGTGCAAGATGCACTGTATGACAATGACAATGATGCTAGGTCTGCTGCACGTGCAATTGATTTGTACAAAGCTGACATGGGCATTGCTGAAGCTAAGAAGTCTAAGTCTGGTAAAGATGCAGCTAAGTCTGTCACAGCTAAGAACACACGTAATAAACCACAGGAAGATGAATCTTCTACATACTTACGTGAGTCTCAGGTAGAGAAGATGTCTGCCCATGAGTACGAGAAACATGCAGATGAAATTATGGAAGCTATTCGTAGTGGTAAGTTCATCTATGATTTATCTGGTTCTGCTAGATAAAAAAGAGTTGACAAACAGTTATTTTTAAGTATAACTATAGTCATGTGTAAAGTAAGCAGGTTAGCTACTTGCTTACTATACCAATCCGCAAACGACAAAAATCTTTAAGATTACCTGAATAACATGGCCTACTGAGTATATTAGTTGCAACTCTTATACAAAGTACACCCTACGTTAGACAGCCTCTGCCAAGAATTGTACTGTTTGCATCTGTAACAATCCAAAATAATAGGAGATGGATTATGGCTTTTCCAAGAGCAGCGGGTTACAACAACTTACCTAATGGTAATTTTAGCCCGGTAATTTACTCCAAACAGGTGCAGCTTGCATTCCGCAAGGCCGCTGTTTGTGACGCAATTACGAATAATGACTACTTTGGAGAAATCGCAAACTTTGGTGATTCAGTTAAAATCATTAAAGAACCTGAGATTACTGTCAAAGCATACGAGCGTGGTACAACTATTACCCCGCAAGACCTTGATGATGAGGATTTCACCCTCACCGTTGACAAAGCTAACTACTTTGCTTTTAAAGTTGACGACATTGAGGAAGCACATTCGCACGTTAACTTTGAGTCTCTCTCAAGCAACCGTGCAGCATACCGCCTAGCTGACCAGTTTGACCAAGACGTTCTTGGTTACTTGACTGGCTTCAAACAAGCTGCAATTAGTGGTAACGCTAATGTAACGAACAACATTGTTAACGGAACTAAAGCTGTTGCTACAGCCGGAAATGATGAACTTCTTACTTCAATGAAGCTGACAGCCGCTGACTTTAATGCTGGTAACGCTGCTAACTGTGTGGGCTTGAAGCCTCGCGCATCTGAAGCTGTACCAACAACTGCTGGCGTAGCTAACCCATTGACTGTGATTGCACGTATGGCTCGTCAACTTGACTTGCAAAACGTAGAGTCACAAGGTCGTTGGTTGGTAATCGACCCAGTGTTCGTTGAACTACTGAAAGATGAAGATTCACGTTTGTTTGATTCAGACTTCGGTGGTGCTGGTCTACAGAATGGTTTGATTTTGAATAACCTGCATGGCTTTAAAGTCCATGTTTCTAACAACCTGCCTTCTATTGGTACAGGTCCATCTACTACAGGTGGAACTAATGCTAATAACTTCGGCATGATTGTTGCTGGTCATTCTTCATCAGTCGCTACTGCTGACCAAATCAACAAGACTGAGACTTACCGCGACCCGGACAGCTTCGCTGATATTGTCCGTGGTATGCATTTGTATGGTCGCAAGATTCTTCGTCCTGAAGGTCTTGTTAACGCCAAATACTGCTTGCTGTAGAGGAGATTGAATTATGGCACTAGGTGATAACACTCTCCAAGCCGCACGTGGCAACTCGCAGCGTGGGCGTAATCCATACATGGTTCAGACCACATTTGACTTTGCAACAGCACTGTCTGACAAAGGTAGCGCACTTGCCGCTGGCGATGTCATTCCAGTAATTGCTGTTAAAAAAGGCATGATGGTTATGAATGCAGGTATTGAGGTTGATACTGCCTCTGACGGTTCTACTCTTACAGTAGACTTGGGCATGATTGCCGCTGAAGATTTTGTTGATGGTTTTGACGGAACTTCTGCAGCAGGTGTTGTAGCACAGAACCCAGCAGCTTATTCTCCACGAATGGCTGTTGCTGATGACAACATTGACCTTAAACTGGTTACACTTTCAGGTGGTGCAGTTACTACTGGTAAACTGCGTATCTGGGCTGTAATCATGGATTGCACTGACGAAGGTGACTTGACTGCTCAAGAAGTAGCACGTGACGTTGCTTAAAGATTAATGTAAGGGGGCAGGGCAACTTGCCCCTTTACTTCTCTGTTCATTTAAGGATTTGTAATGGCATATGATTATTTAGACATCACTAACGAAGTAATTGCTCGTATGAATGAGGTTGTCTTGACTGCTGCTAATTTTACAACAGCCAGAGGATTTCAAATTCAATGTAAGAATGCAGTAAATGATGCCATTAACTATGTCAATCAAAGAGAGTTTGGTTGGCCTTTTACGCATGTAACACAAACAGAAACTTTAGTTGCAGGACAAACTAGATATACTGCTCCTACTAATACACAATCAATTGATTATGATACTTTCCGTATTAGCCGCGATGAAACATTAGCTGTTGCTGGTAATACTCTACGCATTATTGACTATAAAGAATATACACAAAAATATATTAATCAAGAAACCACTACTAATGTAGGCAGTGTTCCTAAGTTTGTATTTAGAACACCCGATAATAATTATGGATTGTTTCCGTATCCAGACAAAGCATACGAATTAAAGTACGAATACTTTATTAAACCTACTGCACTAGCTGCAGCCGCAGATGTTCCACTTATTCCAGAGCAGTTTAGACAGGTTATAGTTGACGGTGCTACTGCCTACGCTTATCAGTATCGTGGTGAGGCACAACAGTACGGTATTAACTTTGCTCGTTTTGAGGATGGCATTAAACAAATGCAGACGCTGCTTCTAAACAGAGCAGACTATGTACGGTCTACTTATATACCTTATTCTCAAGGGTATGGCATTAACGCAGGATTTTAAGGTGATAAAACATGGCAGATGAAACTGGCCTTAATCCGTATGTATTTGCTTGTCAGGGTGGGCTGGTTCTTGACCAATCAACTTTTGCTATGCAGCCCGGAATGGCACTTGAACTAACTAACTTTGAGCCGGATATTCAGGGTGGGTATAGACGCATTTCTGGTTACGCCAAGTGGAATCCTAATATTGTACCACAAGATGCTAGTGCATCAGAAGCTGTACTTATGTCAGCTTACTTCAAAGGCAACATCATTGCTGCACGGGGTGGTAAGGTATATAAGGGTGGTACTACAGGTAGCTGGACACAGATTGATACTGGTAGAACAAATGCCGGAGTATACAGTTTCTTTAGGTATACATTAGGTGGCACAGACTTTATTGTGTGGGCAGACGGTGCTAATCATGCATCTAAGTACGATAACACTACCGTAACGGATATTAATGCTACAGGCGCACCTGCTAACCCTAAGTTTGTTACAGGTTACAAGAATGCTCTTTTCTTTGCTGGCATGTCTAGTAACCCACAAGAGTTAGTATTTACTGCACCATATACAGATACAGACTTTAGTACCGCTAATGGTGCTGGTAGTATTAACGTAGACAGTAACATAACTGGTTTGTTTCCGTTTCGTGATTCGTTGTTTATATTTTGCGAAGAACGCATATTTAAATTAGTAGGCAACACTATTGCTGATTTTGTATTGCAACCTGTGACACGAGAGATTGGTTGTCTTAACGGTAGAACAATTCAGGAATTTGGTGGAGACATAATCTTTCTTGGGCCTGACGGATTACGTACTGTTGCTGGTACTGCAAACATCGGTGACGTGGAACTTGGTACAATTAGCCGACAGATACAGGAACGCTTTGCTGGCGTATCAGACGTAGATGAATTTGCCTCTGTAGTTATTCCTGATAAAACACAGTACCGCATTTTCTTTTCTAACTCCAATACAGTACGTTCAAAGACTACAGGAGTTATATGTGTAAGAAAAGATAACAGTTTTGAATTTGCTGATATCTTAGGTATACGCCCTAGTAGCACAGACTTTATTACTGTTAGTGGTGAAAGCATTGTAGTACATGGCGAGTTTGATGGTTTTGTATATCGTCAAGAACAAGGCAACGACTTTGATGGTAACAATGTAACAGGTAAATATCGTTCACCTGATTTGACTATGGGCGATGCTGGTATACGTAAATCATTCCAGCGAGTGATTATTAACTACGCACCTGAAGCAGCCGTTAACGCAGATTTATTTGTTAGGTACGATTACGAAGCACCTAACGTAGCCAGACCAGCAGCCTACCCATTTGACACAGCTACAGCGGTAGCTATTTACGGTTCATCACTATACGGTACAGCTACCTACGGTGGACAGTCAAACCCATTAGTAAGACAGCCAATTGAAGGTAGTGGATTTGCTGTAGCACTACGAGTTAACGATAGAGGCACTTCAGCCCCCTACTCATTAAAAGGATTTCAGCTAGAGTTCCAAGCTGACGCAAGGAGATAATAAATGGCAGGTTATACTAGACAGTCAAGTTTTGCTGATGGCGATATTATCACCGCAGCAGACAGTAATGACGAGTTTAACCAACTACTAAGTAGTTTCAATAATACAACAGGTCACAAGCACGATGGTACAGCCGCTGAAGGTCCAGTCATTGGTTTGATTGGAGACCCCGGTGTAGCCACGCCTAAAAACAAAGTTGTTGTTGATGATACAAATAACCAAGTAGAATTTAATATTGATGTGTCAGGCACATCTACTGAACAGTTTGTTGTTAAAGACGGTGTTATTGAACCAACTACAAACAACGATATTGATTTAGGTTCATCTTCTAAACAATTTAAAGATGGTCATTTTGCTGGCACTTTAAATGTTGGTGGTGTGGCTGTTGGTGGTGGCTCTTCTATAGGAACAATTCTTGATGAAGATGATATGGCTTCTAATAGTGCTACAGCCCTCGCTACTCAACAATCTATTAAAGCATACGTAGATACACAGCTTACTGCAGAAGATTTAGATTTCCAAGCAGATAGCGGTGGTGCCTTGAGTATCGACCTCGACAGCGAAACTCTTACATTTACTGGCGGCACGGGTATTGATACTAGCGGTTCTGGTAATGCCGTTACATTTGCTATTGATAGCACAGTTGCTACTTTAACAGGAACACAAGCACTTACTAATAAA